CATTAACAACTGTTCTTTGTGGATGTACAGCACCGTCCGCTAATATGTTTAATTTTTTACCTTCTAAAAAAGTAATACCTGATATTACATTTCTTGCAACTTCATATGTAGTTATTGCTGTATTGCGTAAATTTACAGGCAAATCCCGATCAAGTTTTACTGTAGCTACTGTTTGACTTGTTGTAGCAGTAATATTGCAACGATAATAATTTGCACCATCAACCAATACAATTGCATCACCTACATCATCAGTACTAGGTGGTGCGTTAAATAAATTATAGTTAGCAGTTATTGTAACGCTTTCTCCTTTAGTATAATTTGTACCACCAGATATAGTTACGGTTTGACCTGTGTTTGTATTTGTACCATTGTAAGTTGCACCTGCATCTACAAAAAAGTTATCACGTTGAGTTGCATATAATCTTGTACCCATGCGTTCTACATATCTAACAAAAGCACCATCTATAAATCTTTTTACAATGCAATATGTAACGTCATCGTTTCCTTCAGACACGCAAGCTACACTTTCAAAAGTTCCATCTGTGTCATGTTGATGCCATGCTCCTATTTGTTGCTCTGGAACATATGTAAGACCTAATAATTTTCCACTACTACTTACTTGCCATACAATAGGTATAGGTGATTTTGATAAAGCCATATCTACAATTGTGAAATTATCAAATAAATGCGGAGCACGAAGAGATAAATCACCTGTAATAAAACCATTTGCTTGCCAGTTATAACCTAGTTCTCTTATATGACCGCCACGAGCAGCAGCATATACCAAGCTATTATTAACTATTACTGGTTGTGCATTGTTTGCACCAACATAAGATTGTGGTTTTACTGATATAGATGTAGGTGTTATTGCATCACTATTAACAGAAGTTACTCTCCATTCTGCTGATCCAGTAAGCATAAGTAAGTTTGTTAATGGAACAATATGTCTAATAGTATTAGCTTCACGTGCAGCTACTCTAAACTCAATGCGATCATCATCTCGTATTGGCAATCCAAAAGACATATTACTTTCAGTACCTGATTTAGTCATCCATATATTTTGTGGTGCATTATTTGTACCTGCAAACACTCTGCGTTGTTCAAAATAAGATACAGCACCGGGATAATTACCAGAGCCTACAAAATCATTTTCATGAATTGGTGGTGTTCTAGAAAAATCAGGAGCAATATTATCATCTACAAGTGTTGTTGCAGTAGTTTCACCAAGAAATCCATATATACCACCTTGTTGTTTGTAAACTCTATATCTACTAGCACCAGAAACTGCGTTCCATGTAATAGTATTTTTTGCTCCAGAAACAAAAATATTATTATTTACAGATGCCGCAGTTGATTGGTTACTTTCATCTACTAAATTAGATTTAACAGCCGTAACAACATATTCGTGTGAAACATAAGTATCTGTGTTTGTAGAAGTAGATGATGGTATATACATAGATACTGCTACGTTTGTAGGAGCAGTTAATGGACTATTAAAATCAATTACACGCAATTCCCATTGTGTTGCACTAAGTCTTCTTAATTCTCTAGGTGCATGGTTAGGATGCACTAATGTTATAACGTCAGCAGATTGCACATAATTAACATCAAACAATTCTGCTTCTAAATATGGATGTGGTATTTCGTATATGTTGGGATTTGTTGGCATTGGATACCAATTTGTAGCATTAGGTGGTTGGCTGTTTTGGTTTGTAGTTTTAGCGTAATAATTTATATTGTTATGTATAACTATTTCACCTACTGAATAAGTTCCATTACTATTCCATGCTGAACCATTGTTATAAAATAAAGTTTGTCCTTGTGTATGAAACCTAAAATACTGATCACCAAACTCAAGTATCATAGTTTGAGTTGTATTAAATGTAAAAGACAATAATCTTGTAGATTTTGAACTATTTTTTACTTCTCTAACAAATGCAAAGCCGGGTCTGTTTTGAGCAGGTCCTTGGGGTTTAGCAATAAAATTACGCATTGTTGCTGCACCTTGTTGGAATTTATTATCAGCAATACGTCCAAACATTTCTGGTGATATTTCTCCTCCAGAAAATGCTTGTTTAAAATTACGAGTTACTGGCATAAGTTACCTCCCAGATGTCCAAGGAACTATATGCTCAACTGTAATATCTCTATGTAAATTATCTGATTGTTTTGCACTATTCAAATAATTAACCATCATTTGTGAACTACGTTTTGCTTCTGCCGCACCTTGATCTCCTTTAATTACAGGACCAGCCAACATAGATGCTAAATGCCATGACAATGTAACTACAAATAAAGGTGAAAATAATGATGGATCAGTTACAAATGCTTGATATCTTAACATTGCGTTTTCTTGATTGGTATATATTAAATCGCCTTCTAATGAAAATTGTTGTGGTGTATATTGCCCTGCCACAATAGTAGGTGCATAGTTGGATGTTATACCTCCGGGGGTATCACCGGCTGACATTCTTGTAGCGTAATCGTTTTGTGCTGTAGGAGATATGATTGCAACAGGACTCATCATGTCCGCAGGGGCTACATATGCATAATCCCACTGATCAAGAGTATTAGTTGTTAATGCAATATTTCCACGCTTTGATGCAAAATTCCATGTATGCATTTCTAACAAACTGTTTCTTGCAATCGGATAAAAACGTGCAGCTTTTTCCGCCTGTGCAGATCCTTCTGGTGGATTTAGCGAAGCTATTGTTGCATCATCACCCAAATGTGCTAGGGCAAGGTTGCAAATATCTACTTCAGTTGCCATGTTATCTCCTATAAAAAGAGGAGGTTAGCAGTATTACTACTAGCCCCCCGGTAAATAAATAAGGTTGTAAATGCCTATTTATTTGCTGCTTCAAGTTGACTAATAAGAGTTTCTTTAGTTTGTCTTCTATCAAGCTCTACACCAATAGAACGACCATAAACTTCAAGTTCTGCTTTAGTCATTGATAAATAATCAATGGATTGAGTAGTTGGCTGAACATCCTCTGACACTACGGTTGGTGTGTTAGACGGCACAGGCAGATCAGATTCAGTTCCACCAACTAATTCAATATTACTATTGAACTCTCCGTTGTATTCAAACTCTTCGTCAGCTTCTCGCATAGATTGACCGACAAAACACTTGATTTTAGCTTTGTAAATAGGCATAAATTTTCCTTATTAAACTACGGTAAAGCCAGAAGCATAGTACTTTTGACCATCACCAATTGTCTCTACTATATCAGCAGTAACTTTACCTGCATTCATAGTACCAACAACAGTGTATCTAGCACCTAGATATCTCTGACCCTTGCCAGCGATGTCTGGATTTAAAGTAACAACAATGTTTTTACCTAATGTAAGTGCTGCTGTAGCTAATGTTGTACTGCTACCAATAACAGTTGGTGTACCTAAGTTTGCACTAGCACTAGTAATAACTTCAAAAGTTACGCTAGTACCGTTAGCAAATGCTTCAGTAAGTGCAAAATTCATGTACAAAGTTTTACCTTCACCCATGTCTCTTGCAACACTTAAATCAACAGTGTTTGTAGATACAGCAGTTGTTGTTACCGCTTGATCTTCGCTCACTCTGAGCAGACTATCTGTAATCATTTTAGATCTCCTTTAATAATAAACAAATTAAACTACACGAGCTTCGCTGTTAATCAACGCATCTACTCTTCTTAGAGGTACTCCAAGGAATGATAAGTAGTTTTGTGCTGATCCAAACTGTGATAAACCTTCTTGTATGTTTAATACGTTTTGTGATTTATCAAGTGCTGCGATAGCCATGCCTGAGTGAACAGTTCTATTCATATAGAACGCTGCTCTTCCCATTGCCATGTTTGGTATTCTGTACAATGCTCTAGCCATCAATTTAACTAAGTTAGTTGAAGCTGCTGCTGTTTGTGTACCAGTACTACCAAGGAGGTCAGAAATGTCGATGTTGCAAATACGAACAACGTATCTCCAATCTTTAACGACCAAACCGTTTTTCCACTGATAACGAGTAGCAAAAGCTTGTAGTCTTGTACCGTCACTGTTGTAAACAGTTTGCTCACCTAGATCTTCGTGAGTTAAACCTGCTTTTGATCCTTTAGGAAAAGGACAATAAACAGTATTGTCACCCCAAACAACTAGATATACAGAAGCGTTATCAGAACCTGATCCACCTGCATCAAGAATGTTGACAGCGTTGTCAGCAGATAAGTCACCATATCTTGGTGCTAATCCTAAAAACTTCTTAGGATCTGTTCCGGGATTACCGTAGAACATTGTTTCTGCTTGAGTCTGGTTCATTGCTTCCAAGAACGCAGTGTCTTCAGATAAACGGAACTGTGCAGTGTTACCATTTAACATTGCCAAGTCTTTGTCCACTTCAGAACGAGCTTCTAGAATTCCACAAGCTTCGTCAATCTGTGCTGTTGTTGACTTAGTTGATGGAATACCTTGGTTAAGTGCTCTCCAGTAAACACCGGGTAGACCTGTTCTAATAACTACACGTTCTCCAGTAGGTAAATTACCTTCCTTGAACACGCAATCATCTAGTATTTCGTTGCTTTGTGATAATAATTCTGCAACAATTGGAACTCTACCGTCTGGGTCAGTTCTTTTTGCCCAATCCGCTAGTGTTAAATTTGAGGTTGATAGTGTAGCCATTTAATAACTCCTTACTTGTTTTGCTGATTTGAATATAGTGCGTTAGCTATGCCGTTAAAATCTTTAGGAACTTTACTGCCTTGTGCATTTGCTCCTTGTGAATTACCAACATAACTGTCTTCACTAATTGCCTTACCCGCTCGGTACATAAACCGAATTACTTCGGGATGATTTCCCAAGCCTGATTCTGACAGCAACTGTTTTAAAGGATCAGTACCAAACGCATCAAGGGCTGTTTTAGCAACTTCAAGATTGGCATCTAAGTTTTCTCCACCAAATTCATCATCTGATTTTGAACTTTCTGCCCATTCTGTCCTTGCTTGTTCAACCTGTGCTGCTTGTCTCGCCTGTATTACAGGTGCGACTTTGTCTAATACCTTTTGTGCAGCTTCTTGTGGCAGGTCAAGTTCTTTAGCGACTTCACCGAATGCAGTTAAGACTTCGGGGTCGAGTACTTCTGGTGCGTCAGCCACCTTATCGTTGAACTCGTATTTCTCAGGAGCACCTTCTTTTTCGGGTTCCTGTTCGCTAGTTTCACTTTCAGCAGAGGATTCATCCGAATCTTGCTGATCTGCTACGGTTTCAGCTTGTTGCTGTGTTTCTTCAGTATTAGTTGCTTCAGCCGATTGCTCGGTTTTTGCTTCTTCTACTGGTTGCTGTGTGCTGCCTTCATTGGTTTGATCGGCTTCCGTCATCAGCGTTTCTGACATTTTTTTGCTCCTTAATCATTGTCGGGTATAACTCTGGGCAGAGAGTGTGAATTAAGTTTAGTATTTGCAAACCATAGTTTCTGTTACCTTCGCTAAATGACATTGCCATTGCGTTAGTGTTAAACGATGATCGGTAAACACCTGCTTTTTCCAGAAGTCTCCAGATTAATCTGCGACCCCTCTTGCTGCTCATCAGCCATTTGATGTCCGACTCTTCATTTTGGCGGTCAATTCTTTCCTCAGACTTTTTATTGTCTTTGGTTTTTTGTTGACTCTTGAGGTCGAGAGGATTGTATTCACTCATACATCAATATATCTAGTCATAACTGGGTTACGGTCACACCTTATGCCTTTTTGCTTTGACTATCTTTTAATGCTTTGGCTGTTGGTGCTCCTTTTGAACCCGGCTTACGCATCTTTTCACCAGAACCTGCTTTAATTCTTTTTCGCTTGGCGTGGATGTTTGCCCATAATCCTTGATTTTTCATAATTAAAACATTGAAGGATAAAGTTTTTTATACATTTCTAATTTTTCTTTATCTTTTTCTGTTGCTGAATCTGTTGCTATTTTCGTTTTTATAAGTTGAATATCTTTCATTTGTATTCTTTTGATAGTGCCATCTTTTTTTTTCTCAGCCATTACTTACCTCCCATATTTGATTTATTATATAATTTTTTTAATTTTTTTTCTTCTTCTTCTTTTGCTTTTTTTTCTCTCATTTTTAAAATTTTCATTCGTGCTTCTGCTGACAAATCACCAAATTTAATATTATCTGGTGTTGTGATGTTTCTTTTTCCCATTTATACCTCCAATGGTGATGGTGAGTTGTAACCACTAAACTGGTTCATCATGTCCAGCATAGATGGTTCACCAGTTTTACTGTTATTTAATTTAGTTGCATTCTCTACTGCTTGTTGTTGTGCTTCTTGTTGTGCCATTGCCTGTTGTTGTTCTGCTCTTGCTTGTCGTATCTTAGCTACTTTTTCGCCAGCAACTACTAATTTAGGATCTACGCCTAACATATCGGCATATCCATCGGCCCACGCATCAGAATCAAACTTATCTAATACATCAGGTTTCATTTGTGCAACCATACCCATGTTATTTACATATCTATCAATGCTATTTGTACCGATAGCGCGTTGTGCTTGTGCCAACATAGATACAAATTCTACGTTTAATTCCATACCTTGCAACTCTTCTGGTGCAGGTGGCACTAAATTTGCTTCAATCATCCTATTAAATGTGTTATCAATTAACGGATCAAGCAATTCGTTATGCAATCTTTCTAATACTGGACCTAACATTAACAATTTTTCTTCATGACGTTCTGCTACCTCTGTTGCAGTCATCCTTGTATCGGTAGCATTTGCCAACATTAAAAACAAATCAGCATAAAAACTACTATTAATACGCTGTCTTACGTCTTGTATGTCTGCCAATAAATGATTTAAATTAAGATTTACGTTAAACGCTGTCTCAATTTTGCCTTGCTGACCATCAATAAACGTAACTCCACCCGGCAAACTATCTACATCTCTGTTTTTCATGTAGCTAGGCACTTGTAATGGTGGCTTTGTTTGGTAATCAATGCCTTGTGCCTTGCGTAATTGTTCATGTTGTAGCTGTTTTATGTCACCTAATGCTTCCATTCCGGGTGAATTACCATAAATATCGCCACCTGCTATGCCCCATCTAGGTACAACAGCAGGGAATTCCTTATATCCACTTTCTCTAAGTACATCTTCGCCATCACCACCTTGTTCAAAATAACAAGATTTGTATGCCATGTTCATATTGTCCTTCTTCTTAAAATCACGTTCTCTATCATCTCTTGGTTCTATCGCATGAATAATAGTTATCCATTGATCTAATGAACCTCTGTCATACAGATTTTTAACGGACGTTGAACATTGCTTATACCCAAATTCTCTTACTGTTTCCCCTACAGTTTTTTGAAATTCTCTATACAAAGTATTAACTCTACCTTGATAATCAGTAGCTATTGCATATTCGCCAACAGTTACAGGGTAATGATGTATGGCTGTTTTAGGATCAGGCAAAACAATAGAACCTGCTGTACCAAATGCTCCTAATTCTTCGTATATTCCATGTAATGTGCGGTATGTATTAGACTTCTGAAACACTAATTGCATACGTTCTGTAACGTCATTAAGCCATAACTTAACAGGTGCGTACCTATTTAAGTCTGGATCAGCCGTTCCTAGCCTAAACCAAGGTCTTGCAGGGGATGTTGCACCTGCCATCATACCTGCACCTAATGTTCTTAACGCTCTTGTACCAGTGTTGTCGTATATCGAGTTATGT